CGAAAGAGATGACTAAGGGCCGATGGCTCCCTGTGGCAGCATACGCCCGCCGCAGCGGGTACACAGAGGCCGCGGTGCGTAAGTGGATCCATGCTAAAAAGATTGACGCCAGAATATACGGAAGTTTAATCGTAGTCCGCGAGCGAAAGGATCGTCCGTGCATAAACAGCTGAAGCCTATTCGACCCGGCGGATCAGTTTACCGTTTGGGTGAGATGGAGATCGATCTCGAGAACATCTATCCGCTGGTATTTGATGCGGCCATTCGGTTCAAGCGCCGGTACCCAGGCATACTGCAAGAGGTAGAGGACTTATACCAAGAGGGCATAATTGCCCTCTTGGTTAAACTTGCCAAGTATTATAACGGCAAGTCATCCCTCAGTACCTTTGCCTTCAGAACCTGCTGGTGGTGCTGGCTGCGCCTGACGTACCACGAAGTTCATCATTGCATCGAGGTTACGAACGACATGCCGGAAAACATGCCCAGTACCGAGTCTCTCGATCCAGTAAGTACCACCCTTGCCGGTGCTGGTCCCTTTAGTCGGGATGCCCAGTTGTTCCTTGATGTAGTTCTCAGTCTACCGGAAGGTTTTCGCCAGTACGCATCCCGACGCCCGCAAACTGCGGTGCCAAGATTGGTCGGCGAATACATCGACCTGCACGAGAAGCGCCGGGCGCAAGCTCTCAGAGAAGAGGATTCACCCTACTATGTCCCATATTATAAACGATGGGGAGCGGAGCGGATCAAAGCAGTTTCCACCGAAATAAGAGAAAAGCTCGCGTAACGTCCTACTGCGTCGACCAGTAAACAACGAATAGGGGATCAGCCCTTGGGCTGATCCCCTATTTTGTTTTCAGCCATCGAAGCAGCAAGCATCGACAGCAATAAACCTGCTGGTCCTCAGAACTTCCAGCCAAACTTTACTGCGTAGCGCGGTGTGCTGATCCCACCTTTAAATCTTACTTCTCCCCCAGTAGAGAGTCGTCCTTTGCGGAGTTCCCCGCTGATGCCGGCAGTGTTGAGTCCAATGTTTATGCCGTCTTCAGCAGGCCGGGTAAGTTTTTTAGTGTGCCCAACCCGGCTGCCAAGGCAACGTCCTTAAAAGTTGTGCTGGTATCCCGCTGAAAGTTGGTACTGGTGAGTCCCTTACTGGCGGCATCAGCAGCTGCCTGGCCCAGTACGCCGCCGCCGGTCATGAGACCAATTACCTCAATACCCTTTGTGATCAAGTCATCCGGAATAGCGGGTATCATGAACTTCAGCAGTAGCGCCGCAAAGATGGCTACCACACCGAACACGAGCATGGCAATCTTTTTGCTACCGAACAGATCCGTCATTGCGTCCTCCAGAAAAGGTTTACTTTGGGACAAAAAGTGTCCCATCTGCATTCAGGACAAGCTCAAAGTGCGGAGCATCCTGAAACTTCTGATCGAAGAAATCGTTATTCTTATTCCAATCGTGACCCCAGCGTATTGCAATTCCCAGTCGCCGGGCCGTTGTCATCATAACACCAGCCAGGTAGAAGAACCGAGGTATGCCAGTTTTCTCTGTCCAGTCAATCGGAACCGGCGCCAGGTCTACTGCAACTGATTTAGGCCGGGGTGCTATACCGAGTACCTGTGCTTCTTCTGGTGTAACTGTGCAGTGCATAGCTTTGGGCCATTGCACCTTACTGAGCTTCTGATTGAAAACTGCTTGCTGCTTCTCCCGCGAGCGCTCGCCTTCTGTCACAGCAAAATCATACACCTCAATTGCTGCCATGCAGATCTGTATGAGCGCCGGGTGCACAGGAGCCAGGAGTTCAAGGCTCTTCTTTCCAAATACTGCCATCAGAGGCCTCCTACCGCTTTACCATTACCATTCAGTATTTTGTCCAGCTTGTCTTCTATTCGGTCAAGGCGAATAACCAGATCTGAATGGCGCCGGTCATTGCTCTCGATGTCTTTACGAACAGCAACGATATCTTGCTTTAGCAAAGACAGGCCCTGATCAGTATTGCGTGTGTAAGCATAAGAGCCACCAAGCCCTGTGATCAATAGTGCTAAAATCCAAAAAACCAGCTTGGTGTACTTCCAGCTAACTAAATTACTGTAGTACTCAGCATTGCACACGCCTTTATGCTCAGCCAGCATCAACTGCTCGTGCTCCGTCAATTCTACTGCCATGCATACCCCCATTATGCTTGAATTTCAAGGTAGAAAGCATCCCGTGCGGCCTGAAGCCGCGTTTCCAGTTCCGTCCGTTGCGTCCGGGTAAGCGCCTTATCATTGACCTGAGCCTCTCCGCACCAGACATCAATCTGCTCCTGAATGCGAAAGAGCGCCTGCTCATCCAGGACCTGCTGCACTGTCTTGCCCGATACAGCAGCTATTAACTGCATCCGGGCATCCTGCGCATCTGATAAGGTAATCGTATAATCTACCGGCATCATTGCCTCCTGTTAGGTTTCAAGTCCCTGATAATAAGAGATACCAATTCGCATACTATTTGCAGCAGCTACTGAATTAGCGCATCTTGCAGCTATTCGCACACCTGATGCTACTTTTATCGGCACCGGTAAGGTTAGAACTATTACCGGTAGGACACCAACGTCACTATAATTGGTATGATATAACGATGATCTAATTTTTGTTACTTCTGCCCCAGCCCCGCCAGTACCAATTTCCAGCACAAAGCTCTTACTACCGCTACCTGTTGGATTAACGGTTATGCAGAATATCCAGCTATCAGCAGCAGCCGCAGCATCCAGTTCAGTCCATGAACCGAAGGTATTGGCTGAACCGCTGGCTATTATTTCAACGATATTTGGAGTGCCACTGGTGCCATCCTGAACAGCGGTACCAGCAGCCGTGGCAGAGGCAACAGAAGATACAGGCGCAGCCGGCAGCGCGTCTCGAATAGCCTCAAGCGAATCGGTTGTCTTGTTAAAGGTATTTCCACCAGCAGCCTTGCTCAGAATATCGTTCAGGCTCCCGGCGGTCGGAGAGGCCGGAACCTGAGTATTGAGCGCCGAATCCACTTCCGAATTGACTTCCGCAGTCGACAGATCATTCAGAGCAGCAATATTGGCAATCAGCGTGTCGGTATCGTTACCAATCGCCTCCACGCTGTGTATGTCCGGATCATAGCTTGAGGCTGTAACTTTGAGCATAACTCTGTAAATAGCACCTAAAATTGCACCGAGCATTAATCCCCCTTACGAGATCACCGGCGTCACGCTTGTCACCTTCCCGCCCGTGTAGCCAAAGGTCTCAGTCAAAGTTTTTCCAAGGCTGCTAAACACAGTTGTGATCGTATTTACAGTACCATCTGCGTTGTAAGCGTACGTTGCCACGAAGTCCAAATCCAGGTTTGCATCTCCTTCTGCATCCACAGCTGTTATTGTATTTACAGTGCCATTAGCATTGTATGCAATAGCAACGGTTACCGTGCTACTGAGTAGCATGGCCATAGCCGCAGCTTTTAGCTCAGCCCGCAGGTTATTAATATCGGAAGCCAATGCATCAGACAGGTTGGCTGTCCTAATTGCTGTTTGCTCATATGCCATAGGATCCTCAGCTTATTGTTATGGTGGCTTCGATAGTCAGCGTATAAGCAGCTGTTTTTACCACTGAGATAAGCGCCCGGTCAAACATAGTGCCAGAATTTGGTGTAGCACTGGCAGCCTCACCGAACAGAGCAAATTCCAGAAGCGTGCCAACTGCCTCGGATGCCCCAAAGAAAATCGTAATGGTAACCGTCGTTGGCGTATAGCTCCTGGAAGTGGCTATCTTCCGGGCAAGTTCGGTCACGAGCGTAGTCTGCCCCACAGCCGGAGCGGTGCCGTCAGTGCCGACGGCACCGTACGTTATATCACAATTGTTACCGCCGCCGCCCAACCGCTGCATAATCATGCTTTTAGCTGCAGTCACAACCAAGTTGTCATACACCTTGCGGATCTTCTTCTTGGTCTGGACGTGTTGCAATGTACAGACTACACGACCTGCAAGGGTGCCCAGTGTGTTCTCAACTTTTAGCCTCAAGTTTACCCCCACGTAAAGCTGCTCCACTTTGCCTGCGGACTGGTAGGACCCCATTTAACCGGGTGCCCCTGCAGTGCCGTACTTACACTATCCGAAACAGCAAAAGCATCAGTAATAAACTCCAGCAGGTCAATCAGCTCGTCATCGCTGATCTCAATAGCATTTTGCTTCTGTGCGAGGTTGCGCAGGTAATCCACCAGATCGTAGAGTTTGCTACTGAACTGCACCGTGTATATTGGCTCGGCGTTGACCATACCTATCTGAACCAATTTTATCTGGTATCTTCCATTTAAAGAATCTCCTGTGCGGGAGAGCACCACTGTCTGCCCAGCCTGGAAGCCGTGCTCCCTGGTTATGAAGGAGCCTTCAACCGTGGGTCGCGAATACGTATTTAGCTCAACCTGCGCACGATCCCGAGCTTCTTCAAGTGAGGTCAGCCGGGTGTCCTTGACGATGAACTCATGCACACCGTCACCGCCTTCAATCGCGGCTATAATTGCCTGCGACGTATAATCATTTACGCGCACGATTATGGGACGCTCATATGTATACGTGAAAGCCATAACAGTGCCGGCGGGTGGGGTAGCCTTCTTAGCTGGGAATTATGAGCAGCGAACCCCAGCTTCCATAAAGTTCATCATGTAATCATAAGTACCATCGTCCTCGTTTATGTTCTCCACTCCCTTAACTTGTGGGACCCCTGCCTCTTCGATAGAAAGTGCATGTGGTCGGTAACCCAGTTTGAATGCTCGCTGTTCTCCATCAGCCACCTGATTCTCAGTATACGGATCTGACAGCGTATAGCTCCCACGCACAGTTACTTTGTTTCGTATCTGAGCGTAATCTGGTCGCAGGTTAAAATGACTTATCGTGGATAACAGCGCAGCATCAGTTATTTCCAGTGGTGCAAAAGCCGTTTCCTCCGCAAAGAAATGCAGATCCTTGTTAGTATCTACATACCACTCGTACATAACCATTTCAGCCAGCTGCCGTATGCAATCAGACGGTGCTATGTAGTTAAAGGCTATCTTAGCAATCGTAGGCCCAGTGTCCACGTTGACCGTGGTAAAGCCAATAGCTGCATCAGTGAAGTTCGTAATGATATCTTCAATTATTGCTTTACAAGTTTGATTTGTGTAAGCTGCTACTACGAGCTTCTTGTCCAGCAGATACTGGTAATCAGAGCATATCAGCGAATACTCCATCGAAGATGGGGCCAACTGCTTACTCAGCATGGAAACGATGGGCCCGGCAAACAGCATATTAGCCGTGGTATCACGGTAAACTTGCACGATCTGACCGGCAACAGGCGCAGTATCGGGATCTTGTACCGTTAGCTGACAGCTATCCGGTCTTGAAGTTATCACATTTGAAATGGTTAAGGCCCGCACTTGTGCTTCAGAGCCATTAACTGTAACAATTATACTCATACCAGCACCCGTCCTCTAAAACTTAGCTCGCGCATTATCTCTTCACCGGCCAACTGTGCCAAACGTTTAATGTCCAGTTCACTGTTGATACTATTACCGGAGATCTGTACATTGATACCACCACCAAAATTCATTGAGTGCCGAGGATCCCCTCGTGTGATAACCTCCTCACCAGCCAAAGCTCTGATTAACGTCTCTTGACCCAGAAGGCCGGAAACTATACCGCCCGAATGAAATGCCTGGAGCCTGGAATTCAGATCGGCCCACAGCCCGGCGAATACAGGAGTATTTATTAGTGGTCTCAAAATGGCATTATAAGTACGCGCCATAGTCTTGTGCAGTGTACTGCCAACGGTCTCGTCAAACAAGCCCATCGCAGGAAGTGCCGCTGCAAAAAGGCCCGGCTGCGGAGTGCCCGTAATTGTGGTTCCCATTTCTGTGGAATTAGCAGCAGAAATGTCAGGCAGTGGTGTTGCTCCTTGAACCTGAGTAACCGGCTGCGGGAGAACAGGAGGTTTTACCCCAAATACTTCCATATTATACTGCAAAAGCTGATCGACTTCTTGGATCGGCCACCTTCCGATCATGTTGTAGCTGATCCAGTCCCGCACCTGCTCATAAGTCCAACCTTCTTTTTTTAGCCGGTCAATGGTATCACCAATCGAATCTTCGAGCACAACCCCGCCCAAAGTGGGCTTTACCTCAGCAGGTGGGCGTGCTTCCTGAAATGTTTGAGTAAAAGAAGGCTCCGTAGAAACTGGACCACCACCGAGGCCGGTGCCGCTACCTTGTTCATGCGAAGCTGCCCCAGTCCCCAACTTCTTATTTGTAACGGTATTTCCATTCGCAGCCAGAACACCAGCAGCGCCGCCGGACTTGAAGGCGCCATACACCATCCCTAAAATCTCCGCATCGTGCAGGTCGTCAATACCCTGAATAATATTTTTGTACAGGCCCTGATCCGCCGGGTCCAGCGTACCGGCCGCTGCTCGCATTTCGGCGATCTGATTAAGTTCTGCATTATTCCAAGCGCGTCCAACAGCAGAGACGGTTTTATTACCAACCCAAGCCTTGAACATCCCGCCTATCACAAAGACCGCCGCCAGGGCAGTCGCTGCTGTGGTAGCAACCGCTCCGGCGGTGATCGAGCCAGCACCCGCTTCTGCTCCGGCACCTGCACCTGCTCCGGCACCTGCACCTGCTCCGGCACCTGCACCTGCTCCGGCACCTGCACCTGCTCCAGCACCTGCTCCGGCACCTGCACCTGCTCCGGCACCTGCACCTGCTCCAGCCGCCACAGTTCCACCGCTGAGAACACTCTTCAATGCGCCACCGAGAGAATCAAAAAACCCACCCTGACCCGTTGATAAAGCATCCCAGAAGGACTTGGCAATACTCTTTAAGCCACCAGAAATCCAGTCAACAAGCCCTTTAGCTAAGCTATTTACAAGGTCATCGCGCACTTTAATAATTGCAGCGTGAAAAGAATCTTCCATGCTCTTAAGAGCCGTACTGAAGTTTCCCTTAAGAATATCCTCAGTAAACTTTTCTCCGATTGTAAGCAGAGCACCAGAAATTGTAGCCTGCGCCCGCGCAAACTGGCTCTCGATGCCCTTACGCACTTTTGAAATCTCGCCATCTTCACCCGCTACGTCGATGGCATACTGTTCCCAATCCCCTGTTACCGCAGTAACCGTATCCGCATGATCCTTACGTATAGCTGGCATGGTGTCATCAATAATAAAGTCCCGCACTTCCCCATGCTTATCCTTTATAGCAGCAGCCATATCTGCTTCATCGTCTACAACTGTATCAGTCAATGCACCCGATGCAACTTCTATGGCCCCGAACGTTTCGTCAGATTTGCTTTTTACCTGATCCATCTGTGTACGATAGGTTTCCTTCATAGCTTCCCATTTACCAGTAATTGTGCCAGTCACGGAACCAACAGTATCACCCACACCCGTAAAGATAGCACTGAGCTCCGGCAGTTCCACGCCCAGTTTGTCCAGCACCCACCTGAAGGCATCATACATGGCACCGACAACTGTTTTTACCTTTTCCCAGATGTAGCCAAAAACCGTTTGCACTACATCCCAAATAGTATTGAAACCCCAGATATACAGATCCACAAATGGACTGAATAGAGCCTGTGCCCCGGAGAACACGTATTTGAATAGTTCCCATACGCTACTCAGCACATGTTCTACTATCTCGAGCAGAACGTTGAAAGCCGCACCCATAAAGTTCAGAATAGGACTCACTACTTCTTGCCAAACAGCGGTAAACCCGGCGCTCAGTTCGTCCCAGTACTTGATTATCAGCACAATAGCACCCACCACAGCACCGATAGCTATCAGAACAGGCCCGGACATAACTGCTGCAATGGCAGTAAATCCTGCCATTGCCGTGGTAATACCGGCAGCTAATGTAGGTAGTATGTACAGAAGTGGCCCCAGTACAAGTAAAAGCCCGCCGATAACAGAGGCTGTATATACTACTGCTTTGGCAAGCGTTGCATGCTCCGCACCAAAATCACGAATGACCTTGGCAACATCCTTCAGTTTCACTACAAAGCCAGAGAGCGCCGGCAAAAGGAGACCACCTGTATTCTCGAAGATGTCCCCGATGTAATTATTCATCTGCTGCATCACACCGTTAAATGTCTTGAGTTCCGTTTCAGCAGCGCCCCCAAATTTGTCCTTAAGGACTCCCAAAGCGTAAGCTGCTTTTTCACTGGCAGTGCCATTGCGCAGAACTTCGTTGGTAGAGCTTTTCAATTCAGGAATGTACTTCCCAAGCATCATAGTATTGCCGTTCAGCGCCATGCCCACCATCTTTGCAGCAGTGTCAACGTCAAACAATCCACTGGCAGCCATGTCCATGGAGAGTTTGCTGGCCTCCATTGCCCCATCCAGGTCCGTCGTAAACATTAAAAGTTTCTGCAGCGTAGCAGCAGCATCGCCATCGCCATATTTGGTGGTCGCCTGTAACTTCTCGTACCAAGCATTCAGTTTAGGTGTTAAACTTTGGTAGGACTTACCCTGCAATTCAAGCTGCGTTCGAAGCTTCCGGAATACGGTCTCCTCTTCAGACGCAGCTTTTACCATTAAGCCCAAAGCCCCGGTTATTACCCCGCCAACTGCTGTGAATTTCAAGCCCACGGATCTAAGATTTTCCGCATTATCCTTGATGCCTCTGGTTAGTTTACCAAAGGACGTTGATGCCTCCTCATTCTCTTTTTTGAAGGCCTCGTAACTGGCACGAAACTCAACAAGAACACTTTGGGCTACGATATCGCCACCCGTAGCACCACCCGTAGCACCACCCGTAGCACCACCCGGAGTCCATCCCATTAGTTACTCCTTACGTTTCTTTGCTGATTTGCG